TGTATCTACATCTTTAAATTCACCTGGTTGTATGTTTGCGGCATCATCTTTTACTCTGACACCTCTTTGTTTAAATCCAGCCGGAAGATTGGATAGTGTACCCGCGTCTAACAATTGACGGAGAGCCGCCGTTGCCGTACGACTCAATCCGCCAATCATATGAATGAGTCCAAGTCCATAAAATCCTAGTCCTGGCAGAAATTTGAAATGGACGAAATATTGGATTTTATTTTTCGTTGGATCATTGGGCGCGAAGTTTCGTCTAATAGACAAAACTTTCCGACTACCTTCATCGATTGTAACGATGTAAGGTAATTTTATTCCTGTTGGTTCACCATCGGCGCCAACATCTTCGAAACCTTCTATGTCAAGGTTTACGTGGAATTCTAATAATTTGTATAAAGGTTCTACTCTTTGAGATTTATTTAAACCTTCTAATTCTAATTCTTTTTTAGCTACTTGATCCGCATTAACATCTTGCGGTTTAGATAATTCTATATCTCTATAGAATCCTGATACTTGTTGTTTACGTAATTCATTTTCAGAAATTTTAACTACATGGCAAACTGAAGTTGCATCTTCTAATGAAGTTGCAGTGTATGGTACAATTAAATCATCAGCAGGAACAAATTTAGAAACTGCTCTACCTAATAAATCATCATAATAAACTTTTTTAAATGTTGAACCTGCAAGAGGTAAATAGAATAACATTTGATCAAACTCTGGTTCATATTCTTTCATCTGATCCATCAACTGATAGTTCATGTAATCTTTTACTCTTTGAGACTGTTGTTCTTTTTGTGGGTTAGTTATACCCATCACTTGAGTTCTTACTGGTCCATCAGCTGGGAGTAACTCTTTATAAGCGAGCGCCTGAAACTGAGTAACAGCTTCAGCAAGTACCGGGTGAGTCGCCCCCGACGCGCCTTGGAAAGGTTCGGTTCTATTTTCATATTTAAACCCTAACAGATCTAAGCCTACAGTGTAAGCTCTTTCCCAATCTGCTCGTGATGCTTTATATTCTCTGTAATCTCCATCTAGCTGACTAGCCATTGGACTTAAAATATCTTCTGGTAATAATTCTGCTAAGTTAGCAAAGTGATCGCCACCATCTGGTATGTCTATTTGATTTGGATCAAAATCAATTGTAGCACCACCATCATCTTCTTCAGTAACTTCAATTGGTTTTTTCCCTAGTTGGTCTGCAATATCAACTTCCTCAAGAGTCTCTTCTTCTAAGATCTCATCTTCAGGTTTAATATTTGGGAGACCTTTATCTATTTCTGCCATTTAAATTCTCCTGCTTATTCTTATCTTGTTTTTTAGGTTTAATCAAGCCTTGTGGATTAGGTCCTTTTAATGGTGGTATTTCCTTCCATTTAACATGCTTCATGTTTTTAACTAATGTTGGGTTTTCTTTTACCATTTCTTTTTTAAACTCGCTATTCCACCATCCGCTTTATACATATAATCCATTTCTTCATAGAATGGTTCCATTTGTTTATAAGACATTCCCGCACCATATAATGGATGATAAGTTTCTTGTCCCACTCCTCTATCAATATTAAAATCTTCTAATTGTTGAGGGTTCATCATATCTATTTCTTTTTGCAACGCTCTTTTAGTTTGAGGGTCTAAAGTAAAAATTTCCTTATTCACCCAATTACCAATTCCCCCTGCATAAGGATCTAATCTTTTTTTTCTTCCTTCTAAACTTCTATTCCATTCTGCTCGTGCCAACTCTTCTTGTGATTTATCAAAAATATTATAAATTTCTTCTCCTCCTGTAAATTGTTTTCTAACAGCCTCATAATCATTTTTTAATTTTTCTAATGCTTGTTCAGATTCGTAAAGAGTTCCTTCATTAACTATTCTTGGATCTTGTACTCCAGATTCTAAATTAGCTTTTATAGCTTCCAAGTTTTTGTATTCTCCTCTCATTGCTTTTTCTATTTGTTTACTTTGAATAAGTAATTCTAAATTCTTAACAGCTTCATCATCGTAACCTAATTTTCTAGCTTGATCGACGATTGCTTTTTCCGTTCCTTGTAAATCTACTAAACCTAAAGTAGACATTTCTAAAGCATTACTTAAAGCTCGATCATGTTCAGCGCCTTTTTGTTTAAGATTAAAATACTCTAAACCTCCCAATACAACTTCTGGCCAAACCCAATCTTTTGCTAAAAATCTTAAACCTTTTTTTCCAACAGTGCCAATATCTTTACCAACCCCTTTCATTAATTCTTTATCACCCAGCATTGCCGGGAAAGAATAAAGTTTGCCACCAGATTTAACTTTTTTACCAACACCACTTACAAATTTGGTAAAGTTCGGATCTCCTTCAGAAAATAATTTAGCAACTGTTTGTGTATCAACTTTTCCAACGTCAAATGACATTTTATCTAATCCAGCTTTTTCTAATAATTTTTTATCTAGCTTTCCAGCTTTTTCACTAATTGAATTTTGTATAACTAAGTTATTATAAATAACCTGTTTCATGTCTCCAGTTAAATAAGGATTTTTTCCTAAATCCGTAAATGTATCTGTTATTTTACCCATTGGTAGATCTATCTTGTTTGCTACTTCCTCAATTGCTCTCATTGTCTCTTTATCTCCAGCTTTATATGCAGCTGCATAAGCTTTATCAACTTGAGCCTTCAGACCCATATTTAAAGACTGAGTAATGGGTTGAACATTTACTCTAAGAGTATTAGCTTCAGTTAATTGTTCAACTAAAGACATAGGGATAGCATGATCTAAATTCAGTACTATTTCTTCTGGTAATATTTTTTTCAATTTATAAAATTCATTAACTCTATCAGTCATAGTTTTAAACATTTTAGAATTTGGATGAGAACCATCAACTCCATAAACTTGTTGTATTCTACTTGTAATAAGTCTTTCTCTTGCTTTATCTATTCCATCAATTTTATTTAAATTTTCTATTAAGCTATTATAATCTTCTAGAGTGTTTCCAAGATAAGATGTTATTTTTTTACCTTTATTAAGTTTACCTCTATTTTCATAACCTTGTTTGAACATAAGAGATACCATTTTTTGAAATTCATCATCTGTAACTTTTAAAGCATCTAACAAATCAGCTTTTTTAGTAACACCTCCATTAACTAAATCTACTAATTCTTTATTTTTAGGATTTAATTTTTTAGTGCTTTCTGCTGCTGCAACTGATCTTACTTTTAATTTTGCATCTTTTATTTTACCAAAAGCATCTTGTAACTTGTCAACACTTCTACCTGTAATTCTCGCTAAATCATTTAATGCATCTACATCACCTTTAATTGCTTTTGCTACATGTTGAGAATACCATTGGTTTGGAATCTTCCCTCCTGTTTTACCTCTTCTAGTTGGGTGATATTTACTTATACCTGCTTCTTGTTCTGCTTTACCTACACCAGGAAATTCGCCTTTAATTCCACCCCAATCTCCTTCGTCAAATATTTTATCAAAAATTTTTTTAAGGCTTTCTTCTTTTTCTATTAATTTAGTGTTTTGCCTTCCTATTGCATCTAAGTGTACGTCCTTACCATCTTGAAACCCGATCCGTCCACCTTCAGCAAGGTCCATGGACCGTGGTTCAAGAACCTCAGATTGATAGAACTCGGACCACGCGCCATCGGCTGCCTGATAGTCGTTCGTTCTAAAAAATTCTATTGCGTCTTGGTAATCTTTTATTTTCATTTTTTTCCAAACTCTGTCATATTATCTTCAAACATAGTTCCTTCTTTTACAACTTCGTCTGGTACACCTGGTTCAATATCTTTCATCTTACCATCTCCATCTGGTCTTACAGTAAACTCTTCATACTCATCTACTTTAGCAGATCCTTTTCTACCTGGTAATGTAACTTCATCTACTTTGTAACTCATAATAACTTCTGTCGGATATGGATTATCCATATCCTTTTTTATAATTGTTATGTTGCCAGAAAAATCTTCTTCCATAACGTAGTCTTTATATTTTTTAGCTATAGTTTTATCTTGAGTTGCCATTGTATCATCACCCATTGTTTTAATTTTATCTACTAATTTAAAAAAGTATGGAGGAGGATTTCCTGATACTCCTGCAGATTTTCCAACTTCTTCTGCAACTTGTTTTTTACCACCCTTAAGTAAACTTGCTAATCCATATTTAGCTCCAACGCCTGTTAAACCTAATGCTGCCATTAATTTTAAAAATGCTCTACGGCCCATTCCGCCGCCTGCATAACCAATACGTCCACCTTCA